GCATTGTACCCCACATGAGATTCGAACTCATACTTGTATGGTCTCTTAAGCCATTGCCTCTTCCGTTGGGCTAGCAGGGCAGATTTTTATGATTTTAACGATTTCTTGTGAAGAAACTATTTTACACTTTTCTTGTATTTCCTTTATTCGTCTTACGGGAATGTCATAGTGATTTTTATGGAACCAGCAACGTTTAATATTTAAAATATCTCCCATTATATGCAAACCTTTTATTGAATAAGGCAAACAAACTAAATGACGAGCATTATCACATACCCATATCTTCTCTATCTCCATTCTACTATAATTTCGTAATTTTTTTTAAAGGTATATCATCTCTATAAACAAATTCATCTATCAAAAGTTCATTATTTGGAATATACATAAATACTCGAATCTATCAAGTTTTTTGTTATTTAAATCTTCTATTTCAATTATATACCAATCGTTATTTTTTCGTGTAAAATTTTGTTCGTCCTCTTCTATCAAAAGAAATAAAAAACTCCCGAAACATGCCTGCTCCGGGAGTCTTTACTGAGATTTGACTTACGTGTTTGCATTGTGTGCAGTCAAGTTTATTATGTTACATGTTTACCATGGCGCATATAACCTTTGAGCTTACCCTGCATTGTCCAACACACGCTTCGGTCCTTCAGCGGTAGTGGTGTAGGCCCTTCCCATGTTACGGGAGATCCTTACACCAGGTTTGCATTCCTGTTACTACCAATTTGTGTTTGTGTCTGATTACATATAGCCTATCAAACAGGCAGACTCTCTTCATGATATCTCTCCACATTTTAGCTTTTTCTACGGTATCTGATAAATAAACTCCTACTCCATTCATACCCAAATTTTGTTTTATTCCTTCATTTCTTATGCTTTTTAGTTTTAAACCAGAAGTCACATGATAATAAATTTTTAAACTTTCTTTTACTAAATTTTCCATTTAACTATAATTTAGTTTCTTACACGTTGTGATCTCCATTCTATAAAAGCTTTTACTTTCGGATGTTCTAAAAGTAATTCTTTCGTAGGATAAGAGTTTCCCATTTCCTTTTCAGATATAAAATTGTGTACCTGTATATGACATATATATTTACAAATATAGATTCCATTTGTTGCCATATATTCTTTAGTAAAAATTTTTTTGAACTTTGCACTTGTATGCAAAGTTCGTGGGATTAAATGATGAAAATTCAAATAATCTTTTGTTGAACCACAAAGTTCACAAGCATTAGGTTTCATGTGGGGCAGGCAGGACTCGAACCTGCGACCTCTGTGACATTTAGACGCAAATGGAGCAAGTAACTTCATACCGCTTTGTTCCATTCTTCGTCGCCAGTTGCTCTAACCAACTGAGCTATACCGCCCCAATTTCCGTTTCTATTTTATCCAGCTTCAAAACGGATGGCTGTCCTGAACTCCGTCGAATTCAGTTAGGAATAGACATTTTCCCCGAAGGCTCTGTGGCTGTCAACCAAGACGTTTTCCTATACGTACCAACGTTCCCATACAATCTGCCAAGATCGTTTCTCATCGTATTGGGCATACTATTCGGAGCTATTCGAATCGTGTATCGCCTGCTGGGCTTGAACCAACGACCTCCAGTGAATCCGACTGGTGCGCTATCCTCTGCGCCAAAGCGATTCTCTAAGTTTTAGTGTACCTTATTCTTAGAGCATTGACACCTTCCGATATCAAAGTAGGAGATAAGGGAGTCGAACCCTTGATCTTCAGAATGTAAATCTGACGCTTTAGAACCAACTAAGCGAATCTCCTAAGTCACTTTTTCTTTCTTAGTTTTCCTTTAAGGAAAACTTCAAGGAAATATAAAAGTGTAAAACCCTACATCGTGGAAACTAAAGGACTCGAACCTCTGCTAATTTAAGTTAATAGAAATGATCCCTGGATGGATTCGAACCATCGATCTTGTCTTAAAGAAATATCATTCACTGGAAGTGAAGATATTTTACTCATACTTTCAGAGGTTACGTACCCTCTTACGGCTAAAAAACTTTAATACGTGCTCTACCAGCTAAACTACAGGCGCATTTTTAAAAAATATATTTGCGGTCCTAATGAGATTCGAACTCATGAGCGGTAGCGATCCGCGTTCTTCCTGGGATATTCCTGTCCCAAGCTCACTTTTAGCGAGCATTTATTTAAGACCAATATCCAAGACCCCATCGGGTGTTTTAAGACCTGCCAGAGAATTAACTCCTATGCGTGCCTCTTGGCGTTTCTTGGGTTTCGTTGTTACTTTGATTTAACCGGCCGGCCATCATTTCTCCGTTGTGTTTTTTGAATCGTTCACCCCTACTACCCGCCTGGTGACCACGATTTCCGGAACTTAAACCGAAACATTAGATAACTTCCTCATACGGATAAGCTGTCATAGTCTAAACTAACCTGATACGTCTTACCAATCTCCGTTATCTAAATATTTTATATACTCTTTATCGAAATAGTTTCGCGACAAAGATATTTTTCTTTTTGCTTACGTTTATCGATGATAACTTTTTTACGAAATCTCCCATCGAAAAAACCCTGAGCCCTTTGAGCTTCACGTAAGATAGCTCCTCGGTCAGCTTTGATTCGGTCTTTGATTTCTTTAGTTGTCATGATAATTAAATTTTAAGCGGGTTTCCTGTGTAAATGTTATAGAGGTTTTCCTCATCAAATGAGTAATACTCTTCTGGATAAAGTCTTTTGTAAAGTTCTTTCCATGCTTTGAATTCTTTTGTGTCCATTTGATTTAGATTAGAGTACAAAGGTAATACAAATTCTTGACAATAAAAAATTTATTTGAAAATATTCTAAAAGAATTCCCGCCTACATTGTCGAGCCTATGCCGCAACATAGACGAGAATCTTAACCCTCTTTTTGTAAATCTTCTGCTTCTTCAACATCCACTACTCCAGAGTCTTTGATAATTCCTTCCAATACTTTAAAGTTATAACCTTTCATCTTATACGATTTGTTTGTTAAACCTCCTTCGATTCTAACAACAATTCCTTCTTCAATATGTTCTGGATCTAAAACCGATGGAGTATCAAGATGAGACTGGATTATTTTTACCAAACGTTCTTTTGCTTTTCCTTCATTATAATCAAGCCCAACTCCTGCTATATTATCAAGAACATTCAAAAGATGAAGTTCTTTCATCGAAGTCTTTAGAACAAATGGAACAGTTTTTACACCAATTTCTGATGCTCTTTTTACCATATCATCCCATGAATAATCAACAGATTGTCCATCATTGTTTGTAAGAGTCATTCTGTAAAGATATACATCGGATTCACCAGGAGCACATCCATATTTAAATGTCATTACATCTCCATATTGTTTTGTGAATTCTTTATCATTTAATTTTGCAGTACCCACAGATTGCATAATAGGAGCTCCGGTGTTTTCAAATCCAACGATTTCAAAGTATACAGTTTCTCCTTTACGAAGATTTCCTTCAAACATTTTCATTGCTTTTTCTCTTATTGTAGGCTCATGAAAAGGAATACCCTTTGATTCTCCTTGAACTGTTCTCCTTGAACCACTTAGATGAGTCCATTCATATTCATTAACCTTTACACCAACAAGCTTTGCAACTTTTTCAATAAAGGACAATGAACGTTCCATTTGAACATATCCAACTCGTCCTGAAGTTCCGTGAAGTTTGCGCGATAATATTACAACATCATCTTCATTAAATTGGTGCATGTTAGGACCAAGTTGTCCAGTATCAAAATGTTCTTTGAACATAATTGATCTTTTGGAAGTTTTGGTTTTCTTTTGATTTTCACGAGCGATTTTTGCAGTTGCTGGATTGATGTACTTTGAACAAATAGGAATACCCTTCAATGTATCAAATTCATATCCTTCAACTAAAGACGCTTTATCAATTTTAAGAAACTTAAAATAACTCAAATCAACCCAAAATCCATCTGATACTTCACCCCTAAATTTTTGAGTTCTAACTCTACGATTTAAATCAAACATTCCAGGTTTTGCTTTTGGGTTTATGTTTTGTTCAGCTTCACGATACAAGTTATTCGCATAACAGAATTCATGTGAAAGCTGTCCATCTGAAGGAAAAAACACGCCTAACGCGTCTTCTACTTCATTTAAGTCGATTACGACTTGGTTTCCATGGCAAGATGCCAACTTAACCTTGTCAGCATTTCCATGAGGTCTTACGTTTTTTAATCTCGTAACGATTGCGTTGTATGCCATAATTATATTTTTTCAATTTTAATGTGTCCTGATTTAATGAGTTCATCTCTTAGCTTTGGAGCTAAGATTCTAACTTCAGCATCTGAGAAATATCTTTTGCCTGAAAAATTTTCTTTTGTTGCATTTTTTTCTATAAAGGACTTTATTGTATCATAGGCATTTATAATAGATTCTTTTGATGCATCAGTTGGAGGATAGGAACTTCGGTATCCGATTTGATTTATCATATATTGAAGTGCTCTATTCAAAGCAGTTTTTGCAACACCTTCATTTGCGAAGAGTCTTACTCCATGAAACGAAGTTATATTGCCATTGATCTTTATTTGCCAGAACTCCGATGAATCAGATTCATGAAGAAGCAAAACTGTAAATGCATCAAGCTCATTCGTTAATAAGTATGTCATATTATCTATGTTTAATTGCGTATGCCATTGTATAATTGCGATGATAAAGTCTTCCGTTATTTTGGCGCTTGCGAAAATCTCCTTTAGGAAGACGAATGTTTGCATTGCAACCTTGAAGTTCGTTCCACCCCCATTTTATAGCAGGCTTTCCGTAACAGTCTATATAGACTTCTTTTTTTCCATCAAGTTTTTGCCAGGCACCCCAGCCAGTAACATATCCATTCCAACGATAAGAGCGAAAAAACATTACACCATCTGCTCTTACCCCCACGTTTATATGTACTCCATAAGTATCAGTGCCATCGAAGAAATTAATTGTTGTAGTGTCCATTAGATTTATTTAGAGTACAAATATAAAACAAATACTTGACAATAAAAAATTATTGTAAATTAAAATATGATATAATAAATCCGTTCAGTTTATTATACATTTATAAGTTTACTGTGGGAGTAAGCGGGTTCGAACCACTGCCACCTGAGCTTCAATCAGGCGCTCTACCTTAATCTGAGCTATACTCCCAAGGGGTCGATTTTAATGAGTGGACCTTCTCAACATTTTAATTGTCGGCACGGTAGGGCTCGAACCTACATCGTCATAAAGACCCAGAATATCAGTCTGGTGGCTAAACCATTCACCCACATGCCGTGGAGCCTTTGCAGGAATCGAACCTGCACCTCCCCTTTGCTGCAGCGCCAGGGTGTTCTATCATTAAACTATTATCAGCATTTGCGTACCTGGTAGGACTCGAACCTACGGCGGGATTTCTCCATCGGGTTAACAGCCCGGACCCTTCGCCACTCGGGCCATAGATATACATTATAAATCTCTGCGGGGATGGCGGGATTCGAACCCACAACCCTTTCTTTAACAGAGAAACGCTCTACCGTTAGAGCTACATCCCCAAGTCTTAGTACACTAGAGCTCTACGTAAGTTAGTGTACCCAAATCATTCTGCCCTCTGTCATCCGTTGCCGGTGTCGTAGTCCCGGATCTGTCAATAACATGTACCTGCTTGTGATCTGTTTGTGACCCTACTGGGACTCGAACCCAGAACCTTCTCCTTAAGAGGGAGTAGCGCTAATCCAGTTGCGCCATAAGATCAATTGCAAGTATAGTAGGATTCGAACCCACATCAAAAATTTTGGAGATTTCTATGCTACCTTTGCACCATATGCTTATTTTTGCAGTCCTAATGCGGAATACGTGGGATTCGAACCCCTCCTTCTCATAGACAGTGAGATATACTAACCATTATACTACGTACTCCAAAGCGGTCCCAAAGGGATTCGAACCCTCCTGTCAGTAAACTGTTCCGGGGTGACAACCCGGCGGCCACACCAAAGCAGCCCCTGAGACCAGAAAGAGCAGAAGAAGGGAATCGAACCCTCGTATTCAGATTGGCAACCTGATGTAATTGGCCATTATACTACTTCTGCTTGTTGAGCGCCTATAGGGAATCGAACCCTAGTCCACTGATTGGAGGTCAGTTATAATTTACCTTTCGGAGCCACTATACGATAAGCGCATTGATGTACATTTTTTCATATTCTTGAATGTCATGTAAAAATATCATTTCAACATTATTATAATGTGATAAAATATATTTCATTTTCTTCATATCATTTTCTTCATAACGACCCTTTACTTCAAAATATTTTTGCAAATTAGGGCACCAAAAATCAGGAAAATATGAATGTTCAATATTATTTTCGTCAATCCATTGTAGGTGTAAATTTTGTTTTGTTGATAAAGGCTTTACCCAATCTTTGTCTAAAATATTAAGCACCTGTGCAAATCTTTTTTCATACGTGCCTTGTACTTTACAAATATCACCATTCGGCTTTTGAACGTTGTACCATTTACATTTTACGTATTCTCCATTACCACTAGTACAATTTTTTACAGTGTGCCAAATATTATTTTTTGATATTTTATTTTTTGTTTCTTGTGAAAGTTTTCTTCCTTTTAATTTTGATCCATCTCCTTTTTTCCCTTTATTGGGGTGCCAGTCTGGATTTGTGTGACGGGCCCAGATATGAAATTTAATTCCACGTTCAGTAAAAAGCGAACTACAATGAGGACATTTATACATATTACCTTGTTTCCAAGTTAATTTTATGTCCTCGATAATTCGTTTACAAGCATTATAATGTTTAGAAAAATTTGAAACACTTATTTCTTTATTGCATTTATCACAAATTTTCTTAGTTCTAGGATTCATATTGTTTATTTTATATATTCATAAAATAACTCATTTTTTACTACTTTTAGAACCCCTATCCTTTACTACTACTTGTACCCAATATCGGATTCGAACCGATACACCTTTCGATACTAGATCCTAAGTCTAGCGCGTCTTCATTCCGCCAATCGGGCATTTTGAATTTCTATGCAACCCTGATTAAACACCGGTGCTATGAAATTCTAACAGTTTGTCGCTAGTGGAACCGAAGGGTATCGAACCCTCCTCGCTGACATTGCAAATGTCTGCCGCCGTGCCTTGGAACATTCGGCCCCATGTTTGTGGAAAGCAGACTCGTAGGGATTCGAACCCTCAACTACGCTTACGCATTACCGGGTTGGAACCGGCTAGTCACTCCTCTGAGCGAATCTATGGAGGGGAAGGTAATTATTAGTTACGCGATGTAACTCTAAACATTACTATCAAAGAAGAAAAACTGTAAGAGCTTTTTGCTTCCCCATTTTTATTTTATTAACCTCTTGAGCATTTTGTTGAGCAAAATCTTCCAGAACCATAAGTTCCATCATGTTCTTTGCCGCAGTTTTCACAGTTTTTCATGTTTATTTTACATATTCATGAAAAATTTGAACTATGTCTAAGGCATTTAAAATTGTGGGAGCACATGGATTCGAACCAAGACACCGAAGTACGGTTTTACAGACCGCAGAACTACCAACCGTTCACTACTCCCATGTGACTGTCTATCCAGCCTGTCTTTTGTGATTTAAATCAATTTAACGTTAATTGCGTTTAATCCTTTTTGACCTTCTTTTAGATCAAATTCTACAGAATCATTTTCGTTAATGTTATCCACGCAACCAGTGATATGTACAAAATACTCATTTTCTGTGTTGTCATCTTTGATAAATCCGAAACCTTTTGTTGTGTTAAAAAATTTCACTTTGCCTGTAAGGGCGGTACTGTTACTCATGATATATTATATTATTTGTGTTACCTTTCCTATTTATTTTTTTATAATGATACCGGAAAGTTATATCATTAATTCTTTTCCATCTACAATAAGTTTCGTATCGTAGCCTAATTTTTTATATTTACATTTAGATTAAAAATGTTAAAAAAGGTGCGCCCGAACAGACTCGAACTGTTACTCTTACGCATTAAAAGTGCGAGATTTTGCCAATTAAACTACGAGCGCCAAAAATCCAAGATGTCAAATAACGTAAAAAAAGCGGTATAACTTTCGTTATCCGCTTTACTAAATATTGTTGAATAAATTATCAACTTTGGTGTAAAGCGGGCATAACGTGTTTTCCGAAGCCATAATCATTGGCAATCCAGAGGTTCACATTTACATAATTCGCTATACGTATCATTGTTGTAAGTATTTATTGTTTGTTTTTAATTATATTATATATCAACCATAAAGTTTCACAAAAGTGAACTAAATGTCAAAATATTTTTGACGTTTCTTCCAAAAGTCCTAACTGAAATCTTGAAAGATCTCCTTCTGTTACTTTTCCTCTTTCCATCAAAAAATTCCGAGTTTTTATCATACATTTTAAGTCAGGATGTTTTGTAATGGCCGAATCAACTATAGCATCTTCCAAAACTGTTAGTGCTATTAGCATTTTTTCTTTAGATGATATATTCATTTGATTATTTATTAATGTAAAGTACAAATATAATACAAATAATTGAAAGAAAAAAACTTTTAACAATTATTTAACAATATAATGTTTCATAAGCATGTCGTTTTATTTCTTCTATTGTTTTTCCTAAAGTGTTTTGTTGTTCTCTTAAGTTTTCCAATTCAGCTAAGATAATATTGATATGTATTACCTTTGCTACTTGTTCCTCGCGTGCTTTTTGTGCTTGTCGTTCCTCGCGTGCTTTTTGTGCTTTTTCAATCACTTCTTCTGCCTGCAGTTTTAACATCATGAAATTTCTATATTTATCAGTTTTACGTGATTGCATATATTCAGCATATTCAATTTCATGATCATTGATAATTTTTTTAATTTTTTTAAGATCATAACCTGAAATTGTATTAATTGTTGTCAACAATGTGGATTTGGATGCAAATTCTGTTAAAAGAGTTTCTGCAAATGTAAGCATCTCATTGAAACTATAAGCTTTTTCGTCCATTTTGTTTTAGTTTAAAATGTTAATAATATTTAGTTTGATTCTATTGAACAAATTTATTGAACAAATTCCTGTTGTTACTAAATGAGTTAAAATATCATAAGTAAAAGGATTTAGCACTTTTGGTTTGCCGTCACTTTTCCTGTTAATTATTAAATTTCCTGTTCTATCATAAGCACGAAAAAACCGGAATTTAAAATTTCTTTTGCCTATTTTAATAGAAGCGCCAGATGCATAGATAAATTCAATTCCAATATCTCCTTTTAATTCCCATGCATTGCTTATGTTAAAAGTTTTAATTTTCTGATGGTGATATTCCGGCTATTTTCATAAATTTAATTTAAACTAATGTGCCAATCAACTTTTCCATCTTCTTTAAAATCAGTATAAGCATATTCAAATATTTTGTATTGCATATTCCACGCAAATATAGTAGAATCCATGTCTATTAAATACATAGTTTCTAAATCAGATAATGTCTTATCATACACATAATAACGAACATGAGAATTCAAAGAGACTACACCCATCATTATATCTTTTTGATTCATAATTATCTCTTATTTGATTTATGCAAATATAAAACATTTTACTGACAAATAAAAATATTAACAAAACTTTAACACTCAACTGTTGCTAAGTGTTAAGTTTTGTTTTATGATCTTACAGATTTACTATTACTAAATTATCAGAAGCATTTGTATATCTTAGACGCCATACATTAGATGAGTTTGTAAAAATATCACTAGTATATGCCTGATACGCATGTATAGATTTTATAGTTGTGCTTGATAAATATGGTTGAACTTTATTATAAGTGAAGCCGCCATAAACAACATTATTATTGAAATTATATCCTATATTATTTGCAGTACAATTAAATCCGATAATATTAGTATTAAAACCTGAACTAACAACATTGTAAGTATAACTTTGACTAATGATATTATCATAAAAATTTATTCCTATAGTATTATCATTAAAATTGACCCCGACATTATTTCCATTGAATCCCGCCTTTATGTTATTATTTAAAAAATTTGACAATATATTGTTTTTATAAAACTCATAACCTATGTTATTATTTTTAAAATTTACTCCAAAAATAACAGAATTTGAGTTTGTAATTATATCATTTAAAGCCGGATCAATTTTATTATTATGCGCAGTATTATAATACGAATCAATCGAAAATGTTTTATAGTCAGTATATGCGCTTGAACATGGAATATTTACATTACCCAATGTCCAATTATTTGCTACAGGGGAATAATACATCGAATTATCAAAAATAAATTTTGACCAAATTGTTGACGAAGTAAAAAGACCGCTCGAAGCATCTATTTTTATATAAAGTTCTGCAGTTCCTGTTTTTGATACAATAGTATTTAGTGCATAAGTTCCAACTGCTCCTGTAGTATCATTTGTGCTGACGTTGATCATCCACCGTCTAAACTTAATTTGTCTAAAATCAAAAGGAAAGCTATTATTTTGAATTGTGTCAACTCTGCGATAAATTACACCTTTTGTTGCGCCTGGGATTAATTTAACTGAGCTTGAAGATATATCATTATTATATGAATAGTAAATAACATCATCAGGATATTGTAAACTGCATGCCTCAGGTTGAAGCTCACTTGTGGAAATTGCCGTTACGGTTAATGGCTCTATAGGCGACACTGTTTGTATATTACTTTCTGGCTGAATATAAGTCGAAGAATAATCAGATATTAAATATCTAGCACCCGAAATTAAGCTACTTGAATTAATGTCATTTAATAGTTGAGAATAAGTTACTGGAATTTGAGGAGTAATAAAAGCATCTGAAATAGCTTTTCCCAAATTCCCCACTGCTTCATATACCATAGAAGCAGGATTAGAATCATTGTAGATAATTGTTGGTAGAATAAAACCCATATTTATAATTTAGTTTAGTTTAGTTTATACATTTTCTTCACGAATAAAACAAGCTTTAACGAGAGGATTTTTATTCATCGCTTTCATATATGGCCAAGGATTAATTACCCAATTTTCAAAAGAATGCCCATCATTGTAAATTACAACTACACAAACTGTAACATCTTTAAGTGGAACATATCCATCAAAGAAATTATTGGAATTTAATGAAAATCCACCCTTTAAAAACTTTTCGTTATTGAACATTTTTCTTAAATATCTTCTTAAACATTTTATTTGTCCAAGCCCATATCTTTCTAATTTGTATATCTGTCCAGGCAGTAGTGCCTACATACCACCATTTTTGTCCAAGACCTATTGCAATAATAACATTATGAACAAACCATACTAATATGAAGCCTATTCCTGCCCATAACCAGCTACCAACAATAAAAAGTCCTATTACGATTAAACAGTGAATCATGAATCCAACTTGATGCCATAAATCAGAAAGTTCAGTTATTTTAGCTTCATCTCTTATTTTCTTTTCTGCTTCTTGTTTCCATTTAATTTTAAATACATCTGCCAAAGAAAAGAAAAGACTAATGGCGATAAGAATTACCGTAATATTTAGTGCTAAGTTTAATTCCATTTTATTTTATATATTCACACAAAAAGGCCCAATAAAAAAAATACTGGGCCTTATATTTAAAACTGAGAATTACTGTATTGCGCGATTTTAAAGAGTTTGTTTCTCTGGAATGTTAAGTTTCTTGCCTTTACTTTGTAAGGTGCAGATTTATTTTAGTGTTCCCTCTACAAGCTATCCTCACTTCTTTGAATGTTTCCATTCATTCGCGATTGGTTAAAACATCTACACTGTGTTTAAGTTTACGTAAGATTCTTTCGAATCGGTTGTTGCCTTTCGGCTGGCGAAGTATCGCAATACGTCACTACATTTATTTTTTTTGTTTTTCCAAATACCCAATTTAAATCCAAATATTTTTGTATTTCTTCTTGTTTTATGGGCTTATTTTCTAATGTAATTGGATTATTCATCCATTTTCTTCCTAATTGAGAATTTTTTTCACCTGTTTGTCTTTTATGACCAATAGCTGATTGCCTAATTTTTTCTATATGTTCTAGTGACAAAGATTGACCCATTCTTGCGTGTGATATCTTTGCCTTAGTTTCTTCTGAACAAATATGAGAATGATTTTGTGATTTAACTCGATCATCTGTCAATTTTGTCAACATATAATTCCATGTATGTTTTCCTTTCCAATACCCAATAGAACCCTTTTTCGTTTTTTTAGTAGAAAAAAATTCTAAAATTTCTCTTTTAAAATTTTCTTTTCCATAAACTTTTATAGCATTAGAAAAATAAGGTCTTCCACTTCCTAAATATCCATCATCTTGATTATATGTAGAATGATCGCCAACATATTGTTTTCCATTAAGCAAATTTGTTGTAATATAAACAAAATTAAGTTTTTCCATACGTGGTTTTATTTATATATTCACGTAAGTATCGCAATACTGACTACAGTTGGGTAATTTCAAAATGTTAAAGAACTGGTTGTAGATTATATATGGATGCAAAAAACAAAAGTTTTAATACTTAATGCACATTATTCAAAGTTTATGCAACCATCTCTTGTCAGGGTGAATTTAGTTGCTATATATTTAAGGCCCAATTTAGGTTTAAAGTGAATAGTTAATATTTTATTAACAACATCAAATTCCTCATCGTAATCTTCAGCTAAATTAGCATCGATTAGATATTGTCGAGTCAATACTCCTCCATCGCGATTATTCATAATAGAATTAAGAAAAACTGCGCCCGCTTGAATGTATTCAAGTTCAGATTGTTTTTCATAAGCTTTGCATATAGCCCAAGCTTTTTCGTATTCTTCAGTTGTAACATCGGGTTCAGACTTATCTTTAAGCATTAACTTAAAAGCCTGAATCTGTCGTTCATCATATTCGTTCATCAGTATTTTTTTAAAAATGCATCTATTTCTTGAATTGCGTATTTCAATCGTTTATCATAACGCCGTTGGTTGATTACAGGCGTGAATGCTTCATGTGTAAGCCAACTCAGGCGTATCACATTGTTCTTATCTTTAAAGAAGCTATAATGTCCATTATCCAACATATCTCGTTCACTCTCAGGTAATCTGGTGCCATCGTCGATATAAGGAGTGTCCTTTGTAAGGTAAATATAAAGGTCAATTTCGTTCGCTTTTTCTACCCATGGATCATATCTTAAAGTTTCTCCAAATAAATATTTTGCGTATGATTTTGTAATATTTAAATCAGTATCAATGATAAGAATTTTATTTGCAAGACGAGTACATTTTATAATACTTTTTGCATGTTCAACTCCAACAATTTGAAGATCTTTTACTGTACACCCCTTGGGATTAGGAACTAAATCTCTTCCTATTTCATGAACAAATGTTTCATCTTCAACCGGAGCACCAACAGCATTAGAAACTAAATCTCTTCCTATTTCAGGAATAAAAGATGGATTATCGGGGACGTATAAAGTATTATAATGTTCTGCTAATTGTTTTGCGAGCGTACTCTTTCCTGTTGATTCAGTTCCAACTATTGCAATTTTCTTTACAAAATAATCTTTTGCAAAGTTGTTAAGATAATCCCAATTTGTGATAGGTTTTCTTCTAATGTTTGTGGCGCTGATTGGAACTATTGTACGAGATTGATTAAATCGCCAATGTTCTGCTCCCATTGATTTTGCAAATAAATCCCCATAGCTTTCAGATGTAAATACTCTATCAAAATGACCAAACTGTCTAAATACGTAATTTCCCCACCAACCCGAAAGAGCATCACCTGTGATATCGGGCTCGGTAATTACATCAGCAATTACAGTTATCTGTGGATCATCAAGATAAGTTGATAACACCCACTTAAGACGATACTTATAAGGAATTACTTCATCTTTTAATGTAGTAATCAATATTGTCAGTTCGTCACAATGTTCTTTTGCGTAGTCAATAAGAGCTTCATGACCTTTATGGAAAGGTCTGAAACTCCCAGTTATAAATCCCTTTATCATTATGCAGAACCGTATTTGTATGAAGTGTAACAGTCATATTCTCTATTCCAACTGAATCCAAGATCATTAAGTGTGTCTTTATCTTCTTTAGAAATTTCATCTTTTTCAATACCAGCGATCATCATAATGTCATGTTCACAATGAGTTGGACGAGATTCATTCTTGTACTTTAAGAATATCTTAAGTGCTTTAATTAATTTTTCCATATTTTAGTTTTTTTAATGAATCACAAGGCACACAAGTAATTGAAGTAATACCGGGATATGATACGCTGTTTACTGCTGCGAAACATAATCCAGTTGTGCTATCACGAAAATATGAGATAGAAGATACAACATCTTGCGTATTAGTTTCTTGACTTGTCTGACAAGAAAGAAAAAGAAACATTGTAATACTAATGAGTGCTAAAAATTTTTTCATATCTTTAATTTAGAATACAAATATAAAACAATTATTTGACATAAAAAATTATATTTCTATAATTTCAGCTGTAGAGTTTAGCATAAATGGATTTAACAAAATTATCTCATCTTCTTCTGTAGATCCGGATAATTCATAAATTAAAGTTTCTTCATTTTTTTGAATTTTAGACAAAATAGTATGAAAAAAATCTCCATCTTGAATTTCCATTAAATTTTTAATTATTCTTTTATAATCTGTAAGCAATGCACCATAGAAATGGCCGTTGCTTTTTGTTACAAGTATTTTCATGCTATTTTTTTATAAATATTTATGTGAAAACGATTCTTAAATGCCCACTGATAAAAAAGAACTATATTATCACATTTAAGCCAATTAAATCCATAACGGTGCTTGTATATTCGTTTCAAAAGTTTCTTTTTCTTTCGAGGCACTCTATACATATTATGATAATCCATAGCTGCTTTATCATGTTCTCGAAGTTCATTCATTACCATAATCCCATTTGATCGTATTCGACAATAGTTATATCACAGTCTTTAAGTTCTGTTTCAATTATTTTTTGAATTATGTTCCAATCTCCTCCTGCGAGTCCAGCGCCAATTTTAGGTAGGCCAATTCTTTGGCCAGAAAAGATATGATTAATTTTTCTCATTACTAAAGTGATTGCTTCATAATCAGCTTTTTGCGAATCTACTCCATAATTATATTGAGTATATGCATTTACAATTGTGAAAGGAGAATCAGAATCACTTTCGGCACGAGTGAAGCTTCCTAATTTAAGGATGTCGCCTCTGCGTGTTGCCAAATCAGCAGTGTAAGCTCTTGGAAACTGTTCCTTTATTTGTTTTGCAATACCAGCTCCCATTGTGCAAAAGCAATTACAGCCATGGACGATGACATCAAAGTGTCCTTCTTTTGCTAATTTTAGTAAATTCCCCGTTATTATTCTCATATTGTATATTTTATTGTGGCTCTTTTAAGAACTTCGATTGCGTGTAAATGTAAACTTAGTTTAAGCATATTATCAAGGCTTTGAACTACCCAAACGTTAGGGTAATTTAATTTCTTTAAATGAGCTTTTACAAGAGCTCTCGCTCTAAAGCTTTCTTGACGCAATAATGTATACTGAAGAATTTCATTCGTTGACATTTTAGATTCGTCTAATTTTACATCTGGAGTTACCATAATAATGAATTCTCTGCGTTCATTAAGTTTTAAAGCTTGTAAAATTGAGAATCCAGTTTCTGCTAAACTTCCAAATGCATAAGTCTCATCAGTAATAGGAAACAGTACAATATCGTCATTGACTAAATGTTCTGCTTCAATATCTGCGTTGCAGGGTTGCCAATTATCTTTTTGTGGATTGAAATATGTGATACCCTCCATTTGATAGGCTTTTATGAATTCATCTCTCCAGTTAGATTTTCCACATGTGCCGAAGAGTCCGATTGTAATTTTTCTTTTATCCATTATAGTAATGTTTTAGATACTTGTTCAAGTCTGTGTAAGTAAAGGTCTTGATTTTTTTCATGTAATAGAAAATCTGAATATTTATTGTCAGTTCTGATTACAAGATTAATAGAATTACTATTACAGAAATTTTTAATTACATTCATTTCGTCAAGCACTCTTTCGAGATTCGTTCTGACGTTTTCTAGTGTAATAGTTTCCATTAGAATTTTACGTTTAGTGATATTAATCCATTTCTACCAGCCATTACATAATATCTTGGAGTCCCATCGTAATACATGTAAGCACTTCCAAGAATGAGTTGGTTGGATATATTATTAAAGTTTCCACGTATCTCTAGATCCATCCAGATGAATCCTGCGTACATATTTATGACCGTATAAGATGGTAATATGTTTTGATTTTGAAAATCTATATATGATTCGCTATTATATTTACA